AAATCAGACAATCCAGTAATAATTCAACCTTTAGGGTTGTTAGTAACAGTAATTAGATAAGATGAGTATAAAGATAAAAAGAAACGAAGCCGGGAACTGTATAACCTTTGAGGGTAGTTCTAACCCTGTGTATTGGAATAGTTGTTTAAGTGGTGAAATAGATAGTAGTAATGGCACTTTAGTTAATATTATTAATGACATTAGAACGGTTCAAAGTGGAACACCTTTTTACGAATTTTTTAGAATACCTTATACCGAGTTTTTAGATGCTGATGGCAATAGCTTTTCTAGTTCTTCAGATGCAGTTGCTTACATTAATCAAGAAGCAAATGTATTAGAAGCTACTTTAGCTGGTTTTTTAAATTTAGAAAATGTATCAGGTACAAATGATAAAGTAGATTTAACAAGCGTAACAAGTCAAGAGAAAATCGGAGGAGGTATTAAATTTACAGCTGGTAGCGACATAGAATGTGGTCAACCTGTATTTTACAATTATAGTTCTTCAGGAGTTGTTACTGCTGTATCTGCTGGTACTTTACCATTACAACATGACTATATAGGAATAGCTTTAAAAACAGTTACAGCAGGTCAATCAGTAAACGTACTAACAAAAGGTTTAGTGACTGCTAGAAGAACCACAACTTATCTAACATCTTCTGAAACTGTAATACTAAATAATACATCAAATAACACTATTAGGAATTTAACTAACTCTACTACTTTTGTAGATAGTGGAGATACAGGAGGAGATTACACAAGTAACGAAAATTACAGCATAACATTTGATGCACAACAAGGTTATACAACAGATATTATAGTTAATGATTTTCAGTTTGAGCATTCAGCATACAGAATGTATGACAGGCTCGGAGTTCAAGGCTCTAATGATGGTGTTAACTTTACAAATTTGAGTGTTCAATGGCTTCAAAAATCAGCTACTTCTACGCCAACATGGAGTTCATCATTTTATGGTAGTAATAGTTGGAATAGTACGGGGACTGATAATGGTTACATCTTTCCGAAAGATACATCAAGAGCAATTTTGTTATCAAGTGGAACATTCCCCGTAACAATTAATACCGGTTATAGATACATTAGATTCTATTTTAGGTCAGATACTAGTGTAAATGATGACGGATGGGACATGACATTGACACCTAACACACCTTATTCTTCAAATGTTGAATCAGTCGCAGAGGGCACAACATTATATTTAGACAGTAACGATTTTACAAAAGTAACAACAGACGATACATCACAAATATTAGTAGGCTATTGTGCTTACAATAACGCAGATAATGATAGTATATTTTTAAGAATTTGAAACAAATGGAAACTTTATTTAAAGAGATAGGGAAATATAATTTAAGTGGGTGGATGGTATTCATTCTCCTACTTATTTTTGTTATTTCATATTTTTACAAAAAACCTATTTCAGAACTATTAACTAAGTTTAAGTCTAAAAAGGACAGGGATATTAAAGAATTAGTTAACCATGATTTATTTAATACTTTGCAACGTGTTAAATTAGAGGTGAAAAATATGAGGTTTTATTCACATGGTAATTATGATAGCGTTAAAACGAAGATGTGTTACGACTTTACTGTTTTTAAAACGGAGGTTTGTCATGCTAGATTTGAAAAGTTATTACAACGTGATTTAAATAAAATTAATGTAGATAGGTTAAAGAATGAGATACTTGAAGAAATGAATCAAATGCACATAGAATACATCAATAAAACCACTACCCATTGGTTAAGCAAAGGCTTAGATGTTGACGATGTTGATTATATAGTTGAACTGTTTGAACGTTTTCGGTTTGATGTTGTTCAAAGTTTTGCCAATAGAATAGACGCTATTTTTTCAACTTCTTACCATAACACTAATTTTAAAAAGATGTTAGCTTGTTTTGACATGTTCGCTATGGGAGTAGATTTACTTCCGAAAGATATGCAAACTACTTTTGAGTCTTTAAATGGGAGGTTTACAAATTTAAGCTACAAATGAAAGTTGAAAGATTTATAATTTTAGTATTGTTATTGCTAGTTGTTTTTTTTGCTTACAACAAAAGACCTAAGCATTACCGCCAAACAGACCACGTTATTGAACGTTTAGAGCGTGTTACAGACACTTTAAAAGTCGATGTGATAAAGTATAAGCAAAAGGTTAAAGTAGTGCGTGATACGGTGGTTATTACTAAGATACAATTACAAGAAGCAAAGGAGCAAAAGGACACGCTAAAAATAATTCAGATACAGGATACTTTAATAGGTCAACTTGAAACTGAAATAACTTTTTTAGATACTTTGGTAAGTACGTGTGATAGCATAATAATGAATCAAAATGTTATTATCGAAAATAAAGATACTTTAATAAAACAACAACAAAAAGAGGTTAAGAAGTCAAGAAGAAAAGCTATATTTGCAAGTATAGGAGTAGGAATATTAACCATAATTAGTTTGATAAAATGAAAATAAGCGAACAAGGTAAAGACTTAATAAGAATATTTGAGGGAGTAAGGCTTAAAGCATATAAATGTAGTGCTGGAGTGCCTACGATTGGTTTTGGTAATACTTTTTATGAAGATGGCACTAAGGTTAAAATGGGCGATACAATCACTTTGGAACGTGCTAGAAGTCTTTTTAATGGATTACTTCCAAGATATGAAAAGATTGTGTTAGACAAGGTTAAAAGACAATTAAAACAGAACGAATTTGATGCTTTAGTTTCTCACACTTATAATACAGGAGGTTCTAGCACTTTGTTTAAGCTAGTTCAAGAAGATGCACCGATTGAAGACATTAAAAAATGGTGGTTAACTAAGTACATAACTGCTAATGGGAAGTTTTTGTCAGGACTTCAAAGAAGAAGATTAGCTGAATTTGATGTATTTGCAAAATAATTAGTATATTTAACTGTTCATAATTAACTTTGTTTTTAGGGGGTGCTAGTCTTAGTTGATTAGCACCCTTTTTTCGTTAAGTATATTTATAAATTCTTCTTGTATTGATCCAATAGTATCATATTGTTCATCTGTTAAACCCTCAAATTCGTACTTTAATCTACTTCTTAGGTATTGCTTAAAATCAAATAATGCTAAGTAATATTTTTCAGCATCTAAATACATTTGTGATTCCTCTAAATCTTCAAATTCTAGTGTTATTTTCATAGTTTAAAATAAACAAGTTAAACGTGCGACTTGACCTAGTTCTTTGTGGAATAAAAAACCCTCGATTGCTAGTGGTGAATGTTGATAACCGCTTTTATGATGCCAACTATCTGCTGGACTTGGTGAGCGTAAAGACTCTAATTGCACACTCATTATATCTTTTGATGTTTTGTGGTGTACGTGGTGAGTAAACCAATATCTATGCTTACATTCGTGCCAATATTGACTAGCTTCGTGGCACATAAGTAAGGGTAAGTCGTTTTGTTTCGCTCCATCGCCATGTGTAGTACCTATTAAATTCTTACCATAAGTAGTATACTTTCTATGACTAGGTGAACGATTAAAAGTAATATTAGGATGTTCATTATACCAAGAATATAAACTATCCATTAAGAAAAAGCCACTCATTTCATCATGGTTAGAAACGTTATAGACTACTTCTAAGTCAGCTATTTCTACTAATGTTTGGATTATATCAATGTATAGTTGTTTAGCCATTAAGAATGCATCAAACCATTTTAAATGGGTGTCTTGTTGTGTACCCTTTGTTGTTTGGTTCTTTGCATTGTCTGTATTTAAAACATCGTTACCAACTATTAAGATAATCTTATCTATCTCAAAACCTGATGACTTTTTAATGATTCCAGCTACTCCATCTTTAACACGTTTAACTGCTATCTGTGAATTATACTCTTCATTAGTTTCAAACGCACTACATAGTTTGTTGATGTGCAAATCTGCTGGGTCTATAAGTAAACAATGTTTTTCGTTATCTGATTCATTTCGTATGATTTGAATATGCTTAGGCTTTAAATCTTTTACAGTACCTATAAAGTCATCTTTAAAATCTTCATACTTAAAAGTATCATTTTCACCTTTAACATTAATGGAGTAGTGTTTACCCTTATACCAATAGTGTTTAATCTTTTCAGGGTCTATTCCTACTGTTTCACACTCATCAAATACTCCTTTATCTACTCTACGTTTTATCCACTTGTTAACTACTCGTCTAAAGTTATCGGTGTAAGTTATGTTATATTCTTTAGCTGCTTGTTTAGCTGCTTGGGTGTAACTTTTACCCTCTTTATAAAGTTGTAATGCTCTTTCGTTATGTGTCATATCTATTAACTTAGTTGTTAAGTTTTTGTACTAAAAAAAGCCACTCGTTAAAGTGGCTTAATATTACTCAAATTTTAAACTTTCTATAAACTTTCTAAATACTTCAGCTATCTCATTATGTTGTTC